AATGTATACCATAAGCTCTGGGAAGGAGCTACAAATGGAACAAATGAATTCAAACCCTTTAGAGTAGATTGGTGGGATGTCCCAGGTCGAGATAAAAAATGGAAAAATGAAACTGTAGCGAATACTTCGGAATTACAATTTGAACAAGAATTTGGTAATACATTTCACGGTAGAGGAAATACATTAATAAGCGCTAATCATCTATTAGCACAAAAGTCTGTCGATCCTATTCACTATAAAGAGAATGTTTATATATATGCTGAGCCAATAGAAAATCATGATTATTTAATGACGGTGGATGTAGCTAAGGGTAGAGGACAAGATTATTCTACTTTTACTTTAATAGATGTATCAACTAATCCTTTTGAACAAGTAGCAGTATTTAGAGATAATAATATTTCTCCTATGCTATTACCCGATATAATCTATAAGTATGCTAACCTTTATAATGAAGCTTATGTGATAATAGAATCAAATGATGCTGGTATAGTGGTGTGTAATGGATTATATTATGACCTAGAATATGAAAATATGTTTGTAGAATCAGCTATTAAAGCTAATGCTATTGGTGTAATGATGACTAAACGGGTAAAAAGAATAGGTTGTTCTACTATAAAAGACCTAATAGAACAGAATAAATTAATAATAAGGGATGCTAATACTATTATAGAACTAGCAACCTTTGTATCTATGGGTAAATCCTTTGCGGCTAAAGCACCAAATCATGATGATTTAATGATGAATTTAGTCCTATTTGGATGGTTTACCACAACAGATATATTCCAATCTATCTCCGATATTGATATGAAAAACTTATTATATCATGAGCAATTAAAAGCAATTCAAGATGATATGTTACCCTTTGGCCTAATAGATGATGGCCAAAATAAAGATAAAGGTGAGGGTGATGGAGAAGGTAATGTGTGGTTTGAGGAAGATACCAAGACCACAGGATTATTTTAATCATAAATAAACATGAATGAAAATAACCATATTATGAATCATATTAAAATATTAACTTATAAACAAACCTTTTTGAGAGGATAAAGCGATGGCATTTCAAGTATCACCAGGCGTTCAAGTCAAGGAAATTGACGCGACTGCCGTAGTACCTGCCGTTTCTACCAGTATTGGTGGATTCGCTGGGTCATTTAACTGGGGTCCAACTAACGAAGTTGTTAGCATTAGTTCTGAACAGAATTTAGCTGATACTTTTGGTAGTCCGGATGACAGTACATTCAAATACTTTCTAACCGCAGCGTCATTTTTAAAATATGGCAACGCATTGAAAGCGGTTCGTGTTACCAGTGGGCATTTAAATGCTACAGCTGATGGCAACGGGCTTTTGATAAAAAATGATACCCATTACGTTGATCAAAATTATAACACTGGCGGCGGATCCGTTGGTCATTGGGGTGCTAAGCATCCTGGTACCAAAGGAAATAGTCTTAAGGTAGCTATAGTTACAGAAGGAGTTAGTTCATGGGCTACAATTACATATCACGGTACTAATAAGTACTCTGATTTGTTTGATGCAGTTCCAGGTAGCTCAACTTATGCTTCTGATCTAGGTAAGGGATCGATCGGTGACGAGCTTCATGTGGTTGTGATAGATGAGGATGGTGTATTTAGTGGTACCGCAGGTACTGTTTTAGAAACATTCGCATTTGCTTCACAAGCAGCTGATGCTAAAAAACCCGATGGAACTTCAAACTACTACGTAAATGTAGTAAATACAGGTTCCGAATACGTGCGATGGATGGATCATCCAACCGCATTAACTAACGCCGGAGGAAATCTCACTGCGCTATCAACTATAGCTGGTTCAACGACCGCTATTGCAGATAGCTTGGCAGGTGGAACGGATGATAATACACCAACTACTGGTGAAATCGAAGTAGGTTACGACCTTCTTGCAGATTCAGAAACAGTAGATGTTGGACTATTATTTGCATATCCAGATGCTAACGGTGCAGAAACAATTGCAGAAAAATTAATTACCGTGGCTAACGCCCGTAAAGATTGTATGGCTTTTGTATCACCTCCAATTGCAGACACACAAGGTGCTGCTGCCCCCGTAACCGATGTTATGGCATTTGCAAATGGACTAAGTTCTAGTTCATATGCTTCATGCGATTCGTCCGCAGTATATGTCTACGACAAGTATAATGATACTTATCGTTGGATAGGCGCAGCTGGACACGTAGCAGGCGTTTGCGCAAGCACAGACAGAGTTGCTGATGCATGGTTTTCACCAGCCGGTGTTAACCGTGGACAACTATTCGGAGTTACTAAACTTGCATGGAACCCAGTCAAAGGCGACAGGGATACATTGTACAAGGGTAGAGTAAATCCACTAGTTTCATTACCCGGTCAAGGGACAATTCTATATGGGGATAAAACCTTATTGAGCAAACCTTCTGCATTCGATCGTATTAACGTACGTCGATTATTCATAGTCTTAGAAAAAGCAATATCAACTGCTGCGAAAGCACAGTTATTCGAATTTAATGATGAGTTCACAAGAGCTCAATTCAAAAATTTGGTAGAGCCATTTTTAAGAGATGTGAAGGGACGTAGAGGACTGAGTGATTTCTCAGTAATTTGCGATACTACTAACAATACGAGTCAAGTAATTGATACTAATAATTTCGTAGCTGACATATACGTCAAGCCTGCTAGATCTATTAACTTTATTACTTTAAACTTTGTAGCAACAAGAACTGGCGTAGAATTTACAGAAATCGCCGGATCTTCAAGTTAAGGGAGGACTGAGACATGGCAATATTAGGCATAGACGATTTTAAATCAAAACTAGCTGGCGGTGGAGCGAGACCTTCTTTATTCAAGGCTACTGTTAATTTTCCAACATATGTTACTTCAGCTAACGTTGAGCTAACATCTTTCTTATGCAAACAAGCATCTATTCCTGGTTCAACAATCGGAACATTTGATGTTGGTTTTAGAGGAAGGAAACTTAAAATGGCTGGCGACAGAACATTTGAGAATCTTTCTTTAACTATCATCAATGATGCAGAATTTGATGTAAGGAAATCATTCGAAGAATGGATGAATGGAATTAATGGTCACCAAGAGAATACTGGTTTAGTAGACTTAAATGATTTTTCTGTTGATGTAGTTGTTGAACAATTACGAAAAGATGGATCGGTATCTAAGAAATATGATTTTAGAGGTTGCTTCCCTATTTCAGTAGCAGCAATTGACCTTAATTATGATTCAGCAGATTCTATCGAAGAATTTACAGTTGAATTAGCGGTTCAGTATTGGGAATCAGACACTACTTCGTAGGTAGTATAAATATATTTGACGAGGGGGATTTATTCCCCTCTGATGATATGAGGAAATAAATTATGGCAGAATTTTTTGGATTTGAAATAAATCGAAAAGGTAAAGGAACCCCTAGACCATCATTCGTACCTGACACAGAGTCAGATGGCGCTGGTGTTATACAATCCGGTGGACATTTTGGAGTTTACTTAGATGTAGATGGCGATAACCAAAAGAATGAAGTAGATCTTATTATGAAATATAGGGATGTATCTTCCCAACCAGAATGTGACGCAGCTATCGAAGATATAGTTAACGAAACTATTATAGGAGATCATGATGAATCTCCTGTTAATATTGTGTTGGACGCTTTAGAAGTATCTGACCAAATCAAAGATGCAATTAAGGTCGAGTTTGATCACATACTTAGGTTAGTTAGTTTTAATCAGTACGCACATGATATATTCAGAAAGTGGTACGTTGATGGAAGATTACCTTACCATGTGATTATAGATGAAGGATCACCTGCAAAAGGAATTAAAGAATTAAGATATATTGACCCTGTTAAATTACGGAAGGTCAAAGAGATCGAAGAGAAAGAAGATCCTAGAACTGGTGCAAAGATCATCACCAAGCAAGAAGAATATTTTATTTTTCAAGATAATGCTATGGAGAAACATAATCAGGGAGTTAAGATTCACCCTGATTCTATAATATATTGTACATCAGGTCAATTAGATCCTGGTCGATCAAGAATATTATCTTATATACACAAAGCAATTAAACCTGTTAACCAACTAAGAATGATGGAAGATTCTTTGGTTATCTACAGAATAAGTAGAGCACCAGAACGTAGAATATTCTATATTGATGTTGGTAACTTACCTAAGGGTAAAGCTGAGGAATACCTCAAGAACATTATGAACCAATATAGAAATAAATTGGTCTATGATGCTAGTACAGGCGAGATCAAAGACGATAAGAAACATATGTCGATGATGGAGGATTTCTTCCTACCCCGAAGAGAAGGTGGAAGAGGTACTGAAATATCTACATTACCAGGTGGAGATAACCTAGGGCAAATAGATGATATCGTTTATTTCCAAAAGAAACTATATAGATCACTTAATGTTCCTATCCAAAGATTAGAACAAGAAGCTCAATTTAGTTTAGGTAGATCTACCGAGATATCTAGAGATGAAGTTAAATTTAAGAAATTTATCGATAGATTAAGAAAAAGATTCTCTGACTTGTTTATGCAAGCACTGAAAACACAGTTATTACTTAAGAAGATTATAACTAAACAGGATTGGGAAACTTGGAAAGAAGAGATAGTTTTTGATTTTATCGAAGACAATTACTTTAGTGAATTAAAAGAATCAGAAATGATTAGAGAAAGATTCGAGATGTTAGCCTCGTTAGATGAATATGTAGGCAAATATGTATCAAATGAATGGATCCGTAAGCAGATATTAAGACAATCTGATGAGGATATTAAAGAAATTGATGGACAAATCGAAAAAGAATCCGAAGAAGATGGTGAAGATCTTGATCTTGACATCTAATTTTTTATAAATAGAATATAGAGGAATACTTTATGAGTACGATTGAATTGATAGATACAATTAAAAATGGTGATAATGTTAAAGCTAATAAAGCCTTTGATACCGTAATGGGTCAAAAGCTAAATGATGCATTAGATGCCAGAAAAATTGAGCTAGCTTCTGCGACTGGTAAATCAGAGGTTAAAGAACCAGCTGAAACAGCTACAGAAGAGGAATAAATTATAATGTTATTTAAAGAGCTTAGAGAAAAATTAGAGACGCAACCGATAGCTTTTAAAAAGTATGAGGTTGATGGAACTAGAATAGTTATGTTTAAAGAAGACGATTCTTATACAATTATGATAGATGATACTATGCTCGATGAAAAGTTTGATGATGCTTTAAAAGCTGAAGATGCAATTAAAGAATTCCTACAACTATTAGGTAACGAATAATGAAATTAATATCAGAATACGTAGATAGTCCGTTAGAAGTTTTAATCGAAAGAAAAGACGGAAAGAAAAACCTTTATATAGAAGGCGTATTTATGCAGGCCGAGAAGAAAAATAGAAACGGCCGTATATACGAAAAAAAGATTTTGGAATCTGCAGTTAACAAATATGTTAAAGAGCAGGTTTCGCAAGGTAGAGCAGTTGGAGAATTAAACCATCCAGATGGTCCAACGGTTAACCTTGATAAAGTTTCACATAAGATTACGAACCTGGAATTCCAGGGAAATAATGTTATAGGGAAAGCATCTATACTAAAAACCCCTATGGGACAGATCGTAGAAGGTCTACTTGAAGGTGGTGTTAAGTTGGGTGTTTCAAGTCGTGGTATGGGTACTCTCGAGAACCGACAAGGTGGCATGTATGTGAGGTCTGACTTTATGTTAGCCTCCATTGACATAGTCCAAGATCCCTCCGCTCCATCAGCGTTTGTTAACGGTGTAATGGAAGGAGTTGACTGGATATGGAATAATGGCATATTGGAAGCTCGGGAAATTGAAATAATTGAGACTGAAATAAAACGTGCTCCGTTAAAGGCTTTGCCAGCAATGGAAATTAGGGCGTTTAAACATTTCCTCTCTAAACTATAAACTCACTTTGGGAGACAAAAATGTCTAATTTGACAAATACATATAAAAGTATAGTTGAAGGCGTTTCCGACGAAGACGTTGTTCAAGATGAAACTTTAGAAGTAGCTGTAGAAGCTACCGAAGAAGAAGTAGTTGCAGAGCAATCCGCTGAGTCTGACGAAGTTTCTAAAGAAGTTTCCGAAGAGGAAGTTGATGAAGTAACAAAAGCTAAGGTTAAAGAAGAAGAAGAAGACGATGAAGAAGAAGAGGAAGAAGCAGAAGCTTCAGCCCCAGCCGCTCCATCTATTCCCAAGACTAAAGCTGGTGTTATAAACGCCGCAGTCGAAATGCTGAAGAAGGCTAAAAAGCACGAAGCGCAAGAAATATTCGCAAAGATGGTAAAAAATATTGAAGAGTCTGAAGATGACGGATCAGTAAAGAAAGCAATTAACGCTGTTAAACCAGAAAAAGATAAGTCTATTAAGGCTAAATCATCTGCTGCATCAGCTAAAGCTGAATCTGCTGACTGGAATGAAGACTTGGATCTAATAGTTGCTGAAGAAGCAACACTATCTGATGGATTCCGTGGAAAGGCCGGTGCTATCTTTGAAGCTGCTTACAATACAAAAGTAAGTGCTGAAATCGATAGACTAGAGTCTGAATATGCGCAAAATCTTGAAACAGAAGTTTCTGACGTTCAAACTGAAATCGTAGAAAAAGTAGATAACTACTTGAACTACGTAGTTGAAGGATGGATGAAAGAAAATGAAGTAGCAATTCAACAAGGTCTCAGAACAGAGATCGCTGAAGAATTTATGACTTCATTACAATCTGTGTTCAAGGAACATTATATTGAAGTTCCAGAAGGTAAAGCTAACCTGATCGACGATCTCGCTGATCAAGTTTCTGAACTAGAAGAACAACTCAATAAAACCACAGAAGATAATATACAACTCAGTAATAGTAATCAAGATCACTTGAGAGCTAATATTGTTCGTGGACAATCTTCAGGCTTAGCAGATACAGAAGCTGAAAAACTAGCTGGATTGGTTGAAGATATAGAATTTGAAGATGCCGAAACTTTCGAAATGAAAGTTAAGACTATCAAAGAATCTTACTTCACACAAAATAGCCCAGTAACAGTGGATGAATCTGATGCACTAATTGGAGAAGACGGTACTTCGAAAGAAGGACTTTCTAATGCAATGAACGCATACACTCAAGCCATAACCAAATTGAATAGTCAATAATTGATTATTTATTTTTTAATTTTGCAAACCTTAAATAGGGGAAAAAAATGTTTAATGCAGACCAAAACCTAATCGAAAAATGGGCTCCAGTACTCGATCACGAAAGTGCTCCAGCTATTGACGACCATTATCGTAAATCGGTTACTGCACGTCTTCTTGAAAATCAAGAAGTAGCCCTAAGAGAAGAAAGAAACCAACGATCATTTGGACAAATTGACGAAGCAGCAGCTAACGCTACTGGTAGTTCAATTGATAACTTTGATCCGGTTCTTATTTCTTTAGTTAGACGTGCAATGCCTAACCTAATTGCTTATGATATCGCTGGCGTTCAGCCAATGAGTGGACCTACTGGTCTTATCTTCGCAATGAAATCTAGGTATTCAACTCAAGCCGGTACAGAAGCGTTATTCGACGAAGCTGACACCGACTTTTCAGGCGCAGGAACGCACCAAGCAGATCCAACTGGACTTGCTGGCGTTGTTGATGCTGATACAGATGGATCCATCGCTGATACTGCTGACGTAGTATCTACACATGGTTCCGGTTTACCAACAGCGACCGCGGAAGCCCGTGGAACCTCTGGTGGTGCAGGCGCAGCTTTTGCTGAAATGGCTTTCTCAATCGAGAAATCAACTGTTACAGCGAAATCTAGAGCTCTAAAAGCCGAGTACACAATGGAACTCGCACAAGACCTTAAAGCAATTCATGGTCTTGACGCTGAAGGCGAATTGGCTAATATACTTAGCGCTGAAATCCTAGCGGAAATCAACCGTGAAGTAGTTAGAACAATTCTTGTTAAAGCTAAAATTGGTGCACTCCAATCCTCAACTGCAGTATCTGGTATCTTTGATGTCGGCACTGACAGTGACGGACGTTGGATGGCAGAGAAATTCAAAGGCCTAGTTATGCAACTCGAAAGAGAAGCTAACGTAATTGCTAAAGAAACTCGTAGAGGAAAAGGGAACTTCGTTCTTTGTTCTTCAGACGTAGCTTCTGCTCTAGCAGCTTCAGGCGTTATGGATTATACTCCTGCTCTAGCCACTGGTCTTAATGTTGATGATACTGGTAATACTTTTGCCGGCGTTCTTAACGGAAGACTTAAAGTGTATATCGATCCTTATTCCACTGTTGACTTCGCTTGCGTAGGATACAGAGGTTCAAATCCTTACGATGCTGGTATGTTCTATTGCCCATACGTTCCTTTGACTATGGTCAAAGCCGTTGGCGAAAGCGACTTCCAACCGCGTATCGGGTTCAAAACTAGATATGGAATGGTTACTAACCCATTCGTCGCAGTCGACGGAACAGGTACTGACCGTGCTAATCCATACTTTAGGATCTTTAGAGTTGATGACATAATGGTGTAAACTTACTCACGTAAGTATGCATCCGTTTACGGATTCATTTCAAAAATTAAAAGGGGAACTTCGGTTCCTCTTTTTCTTGGAACCACGTTTTTAAAACATATAAATACTACCATGACACACGAACTAAACTCCTTTTCATCTTTTTGCACTAGAATGTGGTTAGATCATTGCGATGAAAATAACGATCCTTTATCAGCACCAAACAGACTTGATCACGATGCATATGTAGAAAGATGGAATGAATGGTTACTAGAAAAATGGCAGGACAGAAACTATGGCACTGACAGCAAATAAAAACTTTTTAAGCCCAGTAGGGTTTACTTTGAAAATTGATTCAGGTATGGCAAATACTGAGTACTTTTGTACACAGGCTAATATCCCTGGTATCTCTTTATCAAATATAGATACTCCTTATAAAGGTGTTAATCTAGGTATGACCGGCGATAGAATGACATTTGATGATCTCATAATAACATTCAACATCACAGAGAATATGGAAAACTATATTGAAATGTGGAATTGGCTACATAACATTATATCAAAGAAAGATGCTGACGAAAATTATAAATTTGACGCACGACTAATGATCTTGACCTCTCACAATAACGTAGTAAAAGAAATTAAATTCCAAGATATATTTCCAACTAACCTAGGGTCAGTAGAATTTAATTCTCAACTAACCGACATAGAATATGCGCAAGCAACCGTTACATTTAAATATACTTATTATGAAATTGAATAAATAGGTTTACTTTTACCCGAAAGTGTGGTATAATACATATTATGAACATTGAATCAATATTAGAAATGTGGAAGAAAGATGCCTTGATAGACGAAATGGCATTAGATGAATCATCTCGTGACTCCGCTAAGTTACACTCGAAATACTTAGAGCTACATTCTGTAGCTAGACTAAGGCTTAAAAAATTAGAATTAGACTTCAAACCTATACTGAGGGATAAGTTCCTTCATTATGGGGGTAAGTTATCCAAACTAGAATTGGATGATAAAGGATGGGAATACGATCCTTTAAAAGGATTAACCGTATTAAAAAGTGACCTAGATAAATGGTATGATGCTGATCCTCTTATCCAAAATCATCAGCTTAAGATAGCTATGCAAGAAGAAATAGTTAATATCTTAAAAGAGATAATGGATAATATTAAATGGCGACATCAGTCTATTAAGAATATGATTGAATGGAGAAAATTCACTAGTGGCATATAAAATATATGATCATAAGTTTGAATGGAGTGGAAACTTCGGCCACGCGCGAGCGTGTATAGAACAAGCATTGGAACAGATAGATTATCCAGAAGATCTTAATATATTTAATCATACGGATTTAACTCAGATGAATTATTCTAATGTATTATTTGTTAAGCCTACAGCACCTACTTCAAAACATTTTGCAATAGATACCATTGGGTATGCTAATAGCTCTTCTCTAGCTTTCGAAGAACCGCATGAACCTGATATAATGTATTCTCATCTAAATCCTAATAACGATATGGATTGGGATAAAATCGTCTCATTAATTGAGCAAAGGTCTAATAAATGGGACGATTCTATTATATTAAAATGGAGAAAAGCTAAAGGTGTACCGAAAGATCATATATTAGTTATTGGACAAATGCCTGAGGATGAAACAGTAAAAGGATTCGGACTAGGTGGACATTTAGAAAAACTTAAATTAATAGTAGAAAGATTAACTGCACAGGTAACAGAATTCCCGATCGTAGTAAAGATTCATCCTAGATTTAAGCTTGATAAAAGAACAAAAAACGAATGGCTATCTCGTGGTGTAGATGTGAGAGAAGGATATGAATCAATACATGATTTCCTCCCGCGCACGCGACTGGCTATAATAGATAATAGTACTGCAGGAATAGAATGTTTAATGCACGAAGTACCTATTATATCACATGGGTTTCCAGAGTATCATTGGGTAACTAAACAGCTACAAAGCTTAACCCAATTACCTGAATTATGTAATAATATAGAATGGCATGAAAAAGATAGAGCCCGAAAGTTCATATATTGGTATATAAATGATTATCTTTGTCACGATGTTACAAGCACAATAAATAGGTTACATGGAATCTTTAATAATTAGAAAAATAGATGAAACATTCTTACAGATAGAATGTGATCAGTCGACTGAAAGAGAGCTATCAGAACACTTTTGTTTCTATGTGCCTGGATATAAATTTATGCCAGCCTATAGGAATCGAATGTGGGATGGAAAGATTCGACTATTTGATATGAGAAAAAAGCTTTTATATTGTGGATTATATACCTATTTACAAGAGTTCTGTGAAGAAAGAGACTATACGATTGTTAATGATGGACCTATTTTACATGAGTATAATAATGAGTTACTTGAAGAAACACTGAAGAAAACATTGCTTCCCACTAATATAAACCCAAGGGGTTACCAATTAGAAGCGCTTAGGCACGCGCTACGGAGCTCTAAATCACTGTTATTATCACCTACTGCATCAGGAAAGAGTTTAATCATATATTTAGCTTGTAGGTACTTTATAGAAGAAGACCCAAGTGAGAAGATATTAATCATTGTACCTACAACATCTTTAGTGGAACAAATGTATTCTGACTTTGGAGAATACTCTAAAAATGATAAATGGTTTAATCACGATGAGTGGATAAATCGTATTCATGGTGGGCATAAACAAGTTCCTTCAATGCATAGAATAGTTATATCTACTTGGCAATCTATTTACAAAAAACCTAAAGAATGGTTTCAACATTTCGGTATGGTTATAGGGGATGAAGCACATCAATTTAAAGCTAAATCCCTTACTTCTATTATGGAAAAAACCTCCAATGCTAGATATAGAATTGGAACAACTGGTACATTAGATGGAACACAAACCCATCAATTAGTACTAGAAGGATTATTTGGTCCAGTATATAAGGTAACTACAACAAAGGCTTTAATGGATAGTGATCAATTAGCTCAATTAGATGTAAAGGTATTATTACTTAAATATAAAGATGAATATTGTCAGGTAGTTTCAAAGCTTAAATATCCACAAGAATTAGATTTTATCGTCTCATACGCTCCCCGCAATAATTTTATAGCTAATTTAGCTCTTGATCAAAAGGGTAATACCTTAATATTATTTAACTATGTAGAGAAACATGGTAAACCTCTTCATGATTTATTAAAAGGTAAAATAGCTAAGAATAGAAAATTATTCTACGTATCTGGTGAAACCCCAGTTGATGCTCGCGAGAAAATAAGAGCTATTACAGAGAAAGAAGATACAGCAATCATTGTTGCTTCTCTTGGAACGTTCTCTACTGGAATTAATATAAAAAGATTACATAACTTAATCTTCGCTTCCCCCTCTAAGAGTCAGATTCGTGTATTACAATCAATTGGGAGAGGACTTAGAGTAAGTGGAGATGGAATAGATACTACTGTATATGATATAGCAGATGATCTACATTGGAAAAATAAAAAGAATTACACGTTAAATCACGCTGGTGAAAGAATCAAAATATACTCAAAGGAAAAATTTAAGTATAAAATATATGAGATAGGGATATAAATGAATATAAATAGTATTAAGATGGAAGATAAAATAAACGTACGACAATTCAAGCTGTTAAATGGCGAAGAGATCATTGCTCTAGTTACACAAAAAGAGACTGGTTCTTATATAATAGAAAGACCTTTCCTTATTCGGTCTAATATCGTTGGTGGGTTTCTATTTTTACCATGGTTTCCATTCTCCTCTCAAAAGGTCTTTAAGATTGCAAGAGAAAACATTTTGCATCATGTAGAGATTGATGAGGATATGAAAACAGAATATATCAGACTTGCTGCTGATTTAAATATGAGACCTAAAATGAATATTAGATCCCCAGATCATAGTGTACTAGATGATCTGACTGACTATATTAATGATACGTATGATGAAGAAGAAAGATTCAATATGGCGCCTGCAGGAGAAGAAGAAGTATTTCCGGATAACGTTCTTCCGTTTATTAAACCTAAGGATACAATTCATTAGGTGTGTCTCTTTCCTCTGGACACTCTATTATTATATCATACTTTCAGGGATTTGTAAACCCCCTATCACAAAATAAATTAGGGGTTTACTTTTAGGCAAAACTATGGTATAATAGACATTACATTATGGAGAAATAATAATGGTTAAACACGCAGAGGCTAAGAAAAAGCCACACTATATTAATAACAGAGACTTCTCAGACGCAGTGACAGATTACGTAACTACCGTACAGGAAGCAAAAGAAAAAGACAATCCAATACCTAAGGTCACTAATTACATCGCGACTTGTTTTATAAAGATAGCGGAAGGATTAAGTCATCGACCTAATTTTGTTCGATATACTTATAGAGAAGAAATGGTTATGGATGGAGTAGAGAATTGTCTTAGAGCAATTAATAACTACAAGATTGAAACCGCAACTCGAACAGGAAAACCTAACGCGTTCTCTTATTTTACTCAGATTGTTTACTTTGCCTTTATCAGAAGGATAACCAAGGAAAAGAAACAACAAGATATCAAAATGCGATTCATCGAAAAGATGGGAATAGAGGATTTTACTTCTATGGGTATGGATGATGCAGGTGCACAACAAACCATGGCATATGTTGATCAATTAAGAAATAGAATGACCTCAGTTAGAAATAAAGATGCTCTTATTAAAGAATTTGCAAAGGAAGAAAAGAAGTTAGAGAAGAAAAAACTCGAACTCTTTATGGGATAATTATGAGAAAAATGAGCACGGCACAAAAGGCTAGTTCAAATAGATTAACCACTAGTCGAACTAGAAGAAAAGCAAAAAGACAAAGCCATTTAAAGGTTTTAAAAGCAGCTGAAGGTAAAATTAATTTAACGAGAAAGCAAATTAGTAGAATGATCTACTTTAGAAATAAATATAATAAACAAAAAACTCCACC